TACAGAAAAAGGTTTAGTAGGCGGATACAACGTAGCTATGAGAACAACAGCTGCGGTTAACGATGGTTTTAGCAAGCTAGCAGAAGAGGCTGCAGGCGTTGCAAATGCATTGGGAACACTACGCGGCGTACTTCAAACATTGCCTGCAGCAGGAAATACTGGAGCTACTGTAGCTGGAGTAGCAAGTACAGCAGCAAGTGTGGGAATGAATATGTACATGCTTTCTAAGATGCGTGGACTTTATGCAGCAGGAACTGCTGGTGCTGCAGCAGCTGCGGGGGGTGTTACTGCCGGTGGTGCGGCGGCGGCGGCGGGAGCTACGGGTGCGGCAGGATATTTGGCAAAAGCAAAAGGTTTATTTAAGGGCGGATTTAAAAGTCCTTTTGTAAAAGGATTAGGAAGAGCTGGACTTGCACTTGGCGTATATCAAGGCATGGAGTTTTTACAAAAGAGGATGCAGGTGGGTCCTGGCTGGCTTCGTGCTGGCGGTAACTTTATGTTTGATTTAGGCCAGGGTGCGTTAACTGGTTTAGCTGCTGGCGGTATACCTGGAGCAGTTGCAGGAACTGTAGCTGGTGGAGTGGGATCAATAGCAAATCCTTACGGACAAGGTGGCGACTGTACTCACGGAAATGTTGGGCCACATAAGTGTGGTGTTGGTGGAGACAACAGCACAAGTATGCAGAATATGCCTGCCGGATCTATGTCTGCTCCACAAAAAGGATTTACAACAGGTACGGGTCCAGGAAATCAAGACACTAAAGGTCAAATATTTGGTATGCCTGTACCGGCAGGTACTAGAGTTACTTCTCATTACGGTCCTCGAGATAACTCAAAGAACCCACAAATTTCTGCGTACCACAGGGGTATTGACTACGGTGTACAAGTAGGTACTCCAATTGTTGCAGCAGCTAATGGTACGGTTACACATGCCGGAACACATAGGCAATACGGATACTACATAATTTTAAATCACGGAAAAAAGAGCACTCTTTACGGACACTTAAGCCAAATCTTAGTAAAGGTTGGGCAGCAAGTAAACAAAGGCGATGTAATCGCAAAGTCTGGTGGTAAGAGGGGTGCCCCTGGAGCAGGTACTTCTACAGGTCCTCACCTTCACTTTGAGCTTAGAGATCCTGGCGGAGTTGGAGCACAAGGGCGAGTAAACCCTAAGAGTTTCTTTGGTAAGTTAGTAAGTAACGTTAAGAGCGCTGTAAGCAACATCTTTGGTGCTGTAAAGGGATTTTTAGGAATAGGTAAAGAAAAAGAAGACATTAAAAGCAAAACTATTCGTAACTCTGGAGAGGGGCTGCGTTTTGAAGGAACGCTGTCTAACCTAAGCAGCGTGCCATTAAGTGAGTCTTTAAGCAGCTCTATGATGTCTGGAGCCCCAGTAAACTTTGCTGATTTCCAAAGAGAGTTTCCAGCAGATGATATTGAACAAGGCATAAGATTTGGAAAATCTGGTGGGAAACATTTCTTAAACAACACCATAGATAAAGTGTCTGGTGACAGTGGGTCCATGGTTGGGGGAAGTAGAAAAGGACTAATTCAGTTCTTACACAATATTGGTTTTAGAGGAAAAGCTTTAGATACTGCGTTTGCTGTTGCATTGGCAGAATCTGGTGGTAATTCTGGAACTATCAATAAGCGTAGTAAGGATTATGGCCTATTCCAGATCAATATGGATGGCAAAAACTATGACGATAGAATAAAGAAAGAGTGGAACTATCACGGTACCAAGTTTAAATTAAAAGGGCTTAGTGATCTTTTAAATCCCACAACTAATGCCAAAGTTGCATATCACATGACCAATAAAGGAAGGAACTGGATTAGGTGGGTATCCCACAATACAGGTGACTATACCAAGTTCTTAGATGATGCAGTTATGGCTAGGGAACAAGCAGGTATCGGTGGAGACAACCCTGCAACTGCTGGCATGGCTATGGAAACTACAGGTGCAGCGGGATACAGAAGATCTGGATCTATATCTGGATCAGTGACTAGCAATCAAACAATAAACGTAAAGGTAGACTTACAGCTTAAGGTAGATAAGTTAGGTAGTGCAGAGATTACCAGAGTTGCTTCTAGCTTAAAGAAGGCTATCAATGATGAGTTTAAGGTGAATGGACTGGGAGTTAACTAATGGCTTGGACATATAAGAACCTTTCTTCCGTACAGGATGCAAACTCTGTATATCAAGCTGGGTACCCAGCATACTTTTGGACCGTAGATTGCTATGAGGCTGGGGGTCAAACTGCCGTTGCAGTCCCAGTCAACACAGATAATAAAAGCGTGTACAAAGGCAATACTATTTACTATGTAGTGAGAGTTTGGAAACAAAATGCTCTTCAACTTAATCCCACAAGTCCTGCAACTCCTTTAACCAGAGACGATGATCTAGAGGTATATGTTTTAGACTCTTATAGGAATGCCCAAGCAGCAAACTTTGAAATTAGCGAAGTTGAGTGGAGAAAGCACGAAAAATTATTTAAAAGAAAAACTGTTGGTGATTTCCCTTACTACACTGACCCAGGCTACAGCGTAAGCAGCAGTGGTGTAACTACAGACGCAGAAACAACAAAAAGACTTTTTGTATTTACCGTAAAAGCGAAAAAATCAAATGTGTTTCTTCAACCAGATATTTATGTAAAACTAAAGAAAAATGGAAATGAAAACAATTCAAACGAAGATAGAGAAGTTCTTCCCCACAGTAGTACATATGTTACTGGCATAAGTTTTACTAACGCTATATCCAAAACCACATCTATACCAAAAATTGTAAAACAAGAGGCGTACCAGGAAGAACTAATTGCATTAGATAGGTGCTCTACCCCCAATCGATGGGCTGCTGTAATTAAAGAATTGGATATCAAACCAAACGCTGTAAATTGGTCTTTACGATATTACCCCCTAGATGCTGACAATATGAGCCCCGCAGTATTAAAACAAAATGTGCAAACTATTTATATTGGCTATGACAGTAGGGTGGGAGTGCCTGGACCCGACGGGGTAGACCACGGAAGAGTGGCAAGAACAAGATTAACTGAAATTAGGAACAACACCTGTAAAGAAGCTGAAGATGGTGGACCTTCAGAAGAACCTGATTTTGATAGGGGAAGACCAGAAGATTTTAAAGACTACTCTAGGACTAATCCCCCCAACCATTTTTACACTAGAAGTCCGTCCCACTGGGCAAAAATAAAAGATCAATACCTAAAAGATACTAAAACAACTCGTAGAGCAAGTTTTGTTGTTCCAGGTAAAAAGGATCTTTTATATGAAGAGACCTCAGAAAAAGGTGTCTTAGGAATGCTCTTTCAAGATACGCAAACAGCTAAAGCATTAAATGCGGATACAAAAAAACCTTGGGGATTTAGGTTTATATACAACCCTACCTACGTTTCTTATGGTACTCAAATGGATACCTCTATTGACTGGATATTGGCAACACACGATCCAGCCAACTATATTGGTGGAAGCTTTAGCGTGAGTGTTCAGCTATACCTAAACCGAGTAGTAGACATGACTGAGCTTGCTCCATTAAAGGGTAAGAATCAACCCTACTCAAAAAACTATCCTAGAGGGTTAACTGCGCAAGAAGTTGAAGGAATTCTACATAGAGGCACCGAGTATGATCTAGAGTTTTTATATAGAGTAGTAAACGGCGATCCAAAAGAAAGCTCTGGAACTTTACTAAGCTATAGCGAGGGTGGTTCAAAACCTAAAACTGCTGACTTTGGTTATATAACTGGAACTCCGGTATGGTTAAAAATCCACCCTAATATGAGGTACAAGGTATCGCTTGCGTCTTTAAACGTAAACCACGTTATATTTAGCGAACAAATGATCCCTATGTTTTCTATTGTAGACCTTCAGTTTATTAGGTACCCAGTTATTAGCGATACAGACGAGAAAGTACAACAAGCCTGGTCTGATAAGAAGAAGAAGGTACGCACTGCTAACGTTGAAAAAGAAGGTGAGCAGCCAAGTCAATGAGTAACATAACGCGTCGTTCTAGATACTTTACTGGGCCTTTAGCTCAGCTTGAAAATAAATCTACAGGCAACTATGACATTGCTGTTTACAGAGAGTTTGAAGAGCTAGGTAACATTAGTTTCTTTGATTACACCTGGGTGTTTGGAGATAGCCTAGGAGCCTTAGCCGATAAGCATCTGCTTAACTCGGTGCTGTGGTGGAAGATACTGGAGATAAACCCGACAATAACAGACCCGTTTGATATTGAGCCAGGAACCGTTATTAGGATCCCGTATGTCAATAGATAACCTATCCACGGCTTCAGAGGTCTTTCAATTTGAGTCCTCGGCTTCTCCTTGGCTTTCAGATTTCTCTGTAAAATTTCCAAAGACTCCAGAGCTTGACCTAATACTTATAAGCGCAGATCTTTATCAAGAACAAGAAGCACACGATATCTTAGTTCTTACCTTTAAAGGTAAGTCTGAAGCCGATAACATCAGCATTGTATCTTCTGATCCAGTAGAGTTTAAATATGATAGCGCAGGAACAAACTCTACATTCCAAGGATACGTCTATCAAATAAACCCGGTGTCAACAGTAAAAGCACACGTTACTGAGATATGGTGCGTATCTGCATCAGCAGTGCTAAAAGACAGTGATCAAGTTGTATTTAAAAAAGTAACGGCTGATCAGGTGATAACAAAAATTGCTAAGAAAAGGGGCATGACCGCCGTAACTCAACGGCATCCCCGCCTACGAGAATCTATTGTCCAAGCTGGACAAACCGATTGGCAAATAATGAGACGCCTTGCAAAGCAAACCGGTTTTGCTTTAAGAACAGAAAATACTACCGTATTTTTTGTCTCTAAGGATAAAATTTATCAGGATAAAAAAGCTAAAGCTCCATACTTTAGATACGTAGACGGTTTAACAAAAGAAGAACGACAAGTTGGTACTTGTTTTAGATTTACTCCAAATCTTTCTGACGATTCGTTAGAAACCGGAGTACGTGTAGATCGAGTAATGACAGGTACTAATGCCTCTTCTGGAGGAATTATATCTACTAGCCACGCTACAAAAGATTATGCTGGAAAAGAAAGTTTAGGAAAAGTAGTACCAAGCAAGGAGTACTTTGATGCCATCTAAATCTACAAAGTATTCTAAGGTTAGTTCTAGTAGTAAACCAAAAGCAAAATACAAAAAACATCACGTGCACGAAGTTACTACAAGCTTAACAGAAGCAAAAGCAATTGCCAATGATTTGGCAGAAACTAAACGATATGCGTATAGAGCTACAGCTACGCTAGTTGGTAACGCTGGAATACGTCCTTACGACCCAATTTATATTGATGGCCTACCAAACGGAATGTCTGGATACTGGACAGTTCTAAAAGTTGTTCATAGATTTGGAAGAATACCTGCTAACTACATGCTTGAAGTAGAGTTAGGTACCGACGTGCTTGGAGAAGAAAACCCTAAAGCTTACAAATCTGTAGAAACTAGGGATGTTAATTCGGAATTAGCTGGACAAAATATTGTTCCAGCAGAGTCCGTATTAGTTGATTACGCTTTTTCTGTAAATGATACTGAGTTATATAAGCCACCTATTGAATCAGTAAATATAAAGCCACGAGATACGGCGGTAACCCCAGCAGTAAACTCTCCGGATTTATACCAAGACTCTATACCAGACTTTTCTGCGGTAAAGAGAAGCACATCTTGGCAAGCTACTAAAGCAAGCAGGGTGCTATGAACGGGAGAGAAATTAATGACCTTAACTATATGCAAGATCCTTTAGGAAGAGTCAGATTTTTTGGAGTGTACTCAGGTAGAGTTGTGGACGTAACTGATCCCCTTAAAAAGGGTCGCATAAAGGTTCAAGTTCCTCAAGTAACTGGAACTGAAAGCTCTGGTTGGCTTGACCAAGTAACAGGAAAAATTGCGGATGTAAATATGCCGTATGGAACTTTTACGTCTTCGTCTACCCAGACTATTACAACTTCTATAGCAGCAATTACTGGTTGGACAAAACAGAATGCTAATAAAATTACTGTGAATGGAACACAGATTGTCATACCTGAAACAGGAACTTATTTAATAAACTCCTTAGCTACTTTTACAAAAAACTCTTTGGGTCAAAGCAACATATCTTTATCTTTAAGAAAAAACGGGATTGCCGTAGCCAATACCACTCAAACAGTAACAGCTTTAGGATGGATCAGCGGACACACTATAACGGCGTATACTCATGTAGCCCCATCTGGTGGGGGTACAGTTACCGGTAACCATACAGATATGGTAATCAACCATAGTGGAACTGCTCCAGTACACCAGGTATCTCTTGCCTATACCCTGGAACTAAAAGCAAAAGATTATCTAGAGGTAGGGTGCCAAGGATCTTCTGCGGGGGCGGCTCTATCGGGCAGTGCTATTACTTCAGTAAATTTTGTAGGAAAGTTTGTACCTAAAATTGGATCAAATGTGTGGGTTATGTTTGAGGGTGGAGATCCCGAATTTCCCGTATGGATAGGAGCTAAAGCATGAGAGCAATAAATTACCCGTTTACCCTAGACCTTTTTGGAAAACTAGAGGCGGTAACCACCGAGTCTAAAATTTATATGGATAGGATGCTGACACTACTATCCACCCCCAAAGGTCAACGACCATGGAATCCGGACTACGGCACAGACATAGCTAGCGCTTTGTTTGAAAACGATAACGACTTTTATACGGCTGCTAAGGTAGCCATTACCGAGGCTATGGATCGGTGGCTTCCAGAACTTCGTATTACTAGCCTAGTCCTAGATGAAATTAGTTCTGAAGGCTATGCGAATATAACCATTGTAGCGGCACTTCCAAACGATAGACTTACCTCTGTTACCATAAGTAGCGCAGTATTTGGCGCTAATGGACTCATAGAAAGCGCGGCTCAGTAATGCAAATAGATTACACCTCTAGAGACTATGAGGCTTTGCGTGCTGATTTAGTTCGTTTAATAAACCAACGAACTAACTTTAACTGGGATGCTGAGGATGAGTCAGATTTTGGGGCAGTCCTTCTTGACGCCTTTGCTTATATGGGCGACATCATGTCTTATTACCTAGACCGAGTAGCAAACGAAACTGGGGTTGATACGGCAGTAAAGACAGAGACCCTCCTTAAATTTGCAGAACTTTACGGTTATAAACCCTCAGGACCTACCCCCGCAGAACTATTAGTTACTTTTTTAAATAATGGGGATGTTAACGTAACCCTACCTGCTGGTACTCAAGTAATGGCCCCACTAACTACAGGTAACTATAGCGAAGTGTATTTTGAAACAGTTGAGGCAATAATTGCGTTGCAACCGGGACAAAGCATCTCAGTATTAACACGAGAAGGAAAAACAGTTAACACAGATCGTCCAGATTTAATTAGCCCAACTACATATAAGCCTCTTCCTGTAAGCGTAGGAACATCCGATGGATCCTCCGCTCAGGAGTTTGATCTATTTGACACCGGAATTGTAGACAATAGCTTAGTTGTGTACGTAGGACAAGGAACCGCTTTTACGCCGTGGACATACGTAGAGTCTCTTGCAGATTCTAGTCCACGAGATTTGGTGTTTACTACAAGGTTAAATGCAGACGGTACTACCACGGTAATATTTGGAGATGGCGTCAATGGATTAATTCCTCAGGCAAACCAATTAATCAGTGCACTTTATAAAGTAAGCATCGGCATAGCTGGAAATATATTTGCTGATAAAATAGAAGAAGTTACCTTTATTCCTGGCAATGGAGATCCTGAAGTTCTTTCTTTAATCGGAGTAAGTAACGGATCTGCTGCTGTCGGTGGAGCAGATGCTGATTCTGGGCCACAGCTTAGAAAAAAAATTAAAGGCGCAATTATAGCTAAAAAACGAGCAATTACTTTAGCTGACTTTGAGTACCTAGCAAATACAGTGGCGCAGGTAGGTCGTACAAAAGCTATCGGTGCGGTGTATACAAGCATCACCTTATATATGCAACCGCAAGACGACGGAACTGTTACTCCAGGTATTGTGAACTCTGTTGCTACAAATTCATGGGCAGAAATAAAAAATAGAGTAGAAAACTACCTAGACGATAAAATTCCTGTGGGAACTACAGTAACCGTACAGGCCCCAACATATGTCCCCGTATACTTAACATTAGCAGTAACAATAAGCGATTCCTATAAACAATCCGCTGTAAAGCTGAACATATCAAAAGCTCTTTTAAATGCTGGAGGTCTGTTCTCCTATGAGAATAGTGAATTTGGTAAAACAATAACTATGTCTTCTGTAATCTCTACCGTGGCCCTAATTCCAGGTGTAGAAGACGTAACCCTGGTCAAGTTCAATACAACTAACGCGGCATCTGTCGGTACAATCTCATTAAGTGCAGGACAAATTGGATACCTTCTGCCTACTAACCTTGTATTCAACCTAACCGGTGGAATAGCCTAGAAAAGGAAAAATAATGCCAGCCTCATTTCCCACGTCGGTAAGAAGCTTTACTACAAAAGTAGATCTTCAAGATACTATTCTTGCTGATCACATTAACTCGCTACAAGATGAAGTACGTGCCATTGAAATTGCTCTTAATGGAACAGTTGATGCTACTAATGGTTTATTAACTTCAAACTATACAGGAACGTTTGCCTCTACATCTTCTTGGAATTCTTTGGATGAGCGCATATCAAATATTGAACGTGGCTTGGTAAATGGCGTTCCTACTTCCCCATATTTGCTTAAGGCTGGGGATAACATGACTGTAGCTAACGTTGTTGCGTTAACTTTAAAAAATAGCTCAGCCACGGTAACAAGCAACTTATTTGAAGCGTATAACTCTACCAATACTCTTGGGTTTAATCTAAACGGAAATGCTCAACCTAAGGTTGGAACAGCAAATGTTTTATACGTAGGTAGCTCTGAATACAACACGTTAAACACTACCGCTAACGAAGCATATGCAACAGCCCAAGCAGTTAGGTTTGACCCTTTCCTTCTAGCCGGAATGTAACTAAATGGGTCGTTATTCGTTTGTTGTATACGGACAGGCTGGACTTAAATATGGCCAGATAGAAAACAATCGTGCGTACTATAACGGAAATCTTAGGGCTATTCCACTTACGTATGGTGCAGTTTATCTATATTGGAGCTCTGTATTAACAGACCCAGAAAAAGAATTAAGTCCGGGAGTAGCTGCAACAGTTACGCACTGGAGAATAAACAGAAACTTTAGCGGTGCGTCTGATGATCCTTATGATGGGACAATTGTCGATAGTGGAACTATTTCAAATTATAGGACTACCGCTATAGATGGACCTTTGGATGGAGGAAGACAGGTAACCTATTCTCTTTGGATATTCGACGGCGATGATTGGATTAACTGCGGAAACACTTCAACTGTAATTGTAGATGAGTCAGTAACCCCTACTTTAGTAAAAATAGAAAAGTGGTTGCCAGCTGCCTGGCTAAATTTAGAAGGAGACGAAATAGGTGAGCCTGATGACACCTATTTAAATGACGTTCTTTCTGGGTATGCTTTTGCGTACGATAAGTTAAGAACCGAAGCTAAAGTACTAGAGTTATCGATGGACTATAAGTACACCCCCGTTGAACTATTACAATCTAAAATAGAAGAACGTGGGTTTAGTTATGAACCTGTTTTGGGAGACATTTACCACAGAAGCGTGTACCGAGTTAGTGAAAAAGTAAATGCAACTAAAGGAAGCATACAATCTATACAGTCTTATGTAACCGCTCTTACTCATTGGGTTCCAGAAATAGAAGTTGGTAAAAATCTTCTTTTAAATTATAATGATTCTTCTTTTGAAGAGTCAATTGGAAATTGGGTAACCTCTGTAGGTAATTTTGCGCAGGTAAAGTACTCTGATTCTTTTGCCACGGTTGGTATAGCTATAGGTCCACCTAGCCCAGAACTGTTTTACAATCCTGGGTTTAATCCTAGATCTATAGGGTTTGGTTGGATTCATGGACACAACACTTCTCCAGTTCTTAATTTACCTTCAACCTCTGCAGATAAAGTTTTATACGGGGTGCCTGTAAAACCTGCAACTAGATATAGATTTACTGGTTGGTTAAGAATAAAAAACTCTAGTAAAACCGGATCAGTTGCTGCAAAGATCGATTGGTATGACAGAGCAGGTACTTTGATATCTTCAACAGCAAATAATACAGCGCTAACTGGTACAACTACTTGGCAAGAATTTGCATCAAAATCGGACTCTGGAGTAAATGGCCAACTGTCACCGGATAACGCGGCGTATGCATCTATAACCCTTACCTTTACAAATAACAACAATCAAGTTGAATACTTTATAGACATGTTGCAGCTTGCAGTTGCTGATGGAACCACTACGTTTGAAGATGCAAGAAAAGTTCTTATATACGCAGCTGGAGATAAAACTAATCTTATTCACAACCCGTCTTTTGAAAATAATACAAATTTTTGGACACCGCACGACGGCACTTTGACTAGGGTAACCACGCCAGCTTACGCAATCCATAGGGGTTCTTATGCTGCACAGTTTGTTGCTTCAACTACAGATAGGGCTGGAATAGTAAGTGATTGGATGCCGGTAAGAGCCGGACAAGCATATACATTTACTGCTTATGTTAGTGCTCAGTCCTCAAAAGAAATTACAGCTCGTCTTGAATTTTCTTCATTACAGTCTGCTGAAGATCAGTCTCAAATTCTTTCTGATGAGGACGGGGACTATTACCCTACAGGCTCTTATTACGTAGAGGTTATAGAAGAAGAAGTATCAACTTCTGCTACTAGAGTACAGGTAACTGCTGTAGCCCCTACCTATGTAATAGACGCGGGAGCGCCGTCAGCAAAAGTTTCTTTATTTTTAACTAATCCAGAAGTTGGAGATATTTTTTATGTAGACGGAGTACAACTAGAACGTAGTGGAGTAGAGTCTACATACTTTGATGGAGATGGCGCAAATATTCCGGCTGATCCTATCAATGAAGAAGTTATAGAAACAAGCGATTGTAAGTGGGAAAATGACTCCACATCCTCTGGTCGTAGTTATCGCTGGACTAATTATGCAGCTAAAGCTGCAAGATTAGTAGACACTATTAGTTTAGTTCTTCCTTATGCTGCAAGCTGGGAACTAAGACCAGGATTACCCACCCCTAAATTTCCAGAATTAACACCATCAATTTTACAGTCTCCTTCTTTTGAATCCTCTACTGATGGGTGGAATACTGATTCCTCACTTTTAACTAGAGCAGTATTTAGAGGAACGCTATTTGACGAGTACTCCACAAATGGAGTTGCTTTTGGAAAGGTTACGTCTACTGCGGCAACTACTTTTGGAATACATAGTGACATAGAACTAATAAATACCCTTTCGGGGTATTACGCATCTGTAGCTATTAAACCTGAAAACGCGGATGCTTTTGGAAACTACACGTTAAGAGCTAGGTTTTATGATGAGTCAAATGTTGTTTTACAAACTAAAGTTAAAACAGTACGTATACAGGCACTAAATCGTTGGGCGTATATTTCCGTGTACGCTCCAAAAGCTGAAATTTATGGGGCGTCTAAAGCTGACATTAAAATTGAATGTACTCCAGATCTTCCTGCCCCAGGTATAGTATTCGACGTGGATAGGGTAATATTCCGTCAATAGGAGGCGCCATGGAAACAGTCTTTATAGCCGCTTTGGCTTCTGCCTGTTTGCTGTCTGCCATAGAAGGTTTGATACGCCCAATAGGCAAATGGCGCGGTCTAGTGGCTCTTATAGCCTCTATAGGAGCAGCCCTAGTCCTGGGTACTAAAATCCTTTATTTGCCCGTCTATGGGCTTGCAGCGGCCTTTTTAGCCCTAGTCTTTACCCTCTTGGTAGACGAGTGGAGCGCCCCAGCCCCAAAGTTGCCACCAAGGGTTCCACCACGCTAGAGTCCTCCCTTGAAGGAGGGCTTATGAAATCACCCGCATCAGATCCGCGGTTATCAAAACGAGCCGTGGGATTTTTTTATTTCTATTTAGAAATCGGTAGAGTCATATCTGCTGAGGAAGCTGTGGATCGCCCAGATGTTAATGAGGGACGAGACGCAATACGTAGCGCTATGAAAGAACTTGAATTAGCTGGCTACATCAAAATGGAACAGCATCGAGTAAAAGGTCAGTTCCGAACCTACTGGAAGTTTGCTGAAGAAGAACTTAATATGCCTTATGTAAAGAAAACCAGTGACGGGTTTTCCGTCAGCGGTTTCTCAGGCAGTCTACATATTAATAGTGGGACAGTCGCTAGTACTAATACTAGCGATAAGTCACTTAGCTTAAAGAGAGATAAAGTACTACGTACTTTATCTCTAGGTCCTGACGGACGGGAAGGAGAAGATATGGGTTGGCCTTTTGAAGAAGAAGATTCAACATCGCCAAAGAAGAAAGTCGCCAAGGAGATTGATGCAACACCAGGCGCCGTAGGAAAAATTGAAGACCGTCAAGCACGACTAAACGCAAAGTACAAACGCACAAAGTTTGAGGCAGTCCCTAAACACATGCGCCGTAACGAACGTGTTGAAGAGGACTGGGATGTTAACGACATCATCGCAGAGTTTTATGACTTGCTTCGTGAAAATGTTCCCGGAGTTCCAGGGCAGATTAATCGTGATCATCTACGCAACTGGATGTTACGCATGTTTGGAGAAGGATCTACAAATGTGGGAATGCTAAAAGCAGTTCGCATGTTCTTTAAAGATCCACGATTAATTCGTGATGCTGGAATCGGTGAGCCATTGTGGCGTCGGTTTGTGGCATACTACGGAACTGTTCATGGAATTGTGCACCGCGATCAGCAACCTGAGGGCGATGCAGAAGCTATGAAACAACATCAGGAAAAGATGTTGAAACTACTGGAGGGGTAATGTATTCACTAGAGGGCTTACCAGGAAGTAAGAGAGCACAAATTAATAATGCTAACTTTCCTGCAAAAACTATTGGCATGCGTTTAGAGGATTTAGATCATTTACCAAATCAAATTCCTATGTGGCTTGGTTTAGTAAAGAAACAACTTGTAGTTCGTTCGTTTGGGGAAAAGACTTGTGGTCTTGGGTTGCTACTCCAGGGCAGCCCAGGCCACGGTAAAACAACTATGGCCTCTGCTATATCACAGGAGCTCATACTGACAGCAGAGTCTTCTGTCTGGGGAAACTCAACTAGTTTTGTAAGAAGACCAGTTATGTTTCTTGATTATCCAAAGCTATTAAGATTACAAAAAATGAGTTGGTCTGAAGATGACGACTCTATTGAATTGCTTATCAAAGGCTTATATGGAGAGGCGGGCAAAGAAAACGATGTTTGTCTGCTCATACTAGATGACTTAGGAAAAGAATATAGGACCGCTTCAGGGTGGGCAGAAAATACTTTTGATGCTTTACTTAGGGCACGGTTTAACGCCGGTTTGCCAACGATAGTCACAACCAACTATTCTTTGGATAAGTGGGATGACATGTATGGTGAGTCGATGGGAAGTTTTGGCCACGAAGCTTTTGTTCCTATTGACGTAGTATCAGAGAAGGGAGATAGAAGAAGATGGGCTTGAGAATGAACGACTGGCAAGTACTACAGATCTTTCTGTCAGAAACAGGCGTGCACGAAGTAGAGATGAACTCTGATGGTAAAAGCTTACGTTGCAATTGCCCTGGTTCTGAAAGAAGATCTCAGTGCAAGCACATGCGGTTTGTTAGAGTAAAGATGAACAGGAATGGTGGAATCTATCCGTGCGATCTTTCTAATCGTGCAAATAAGTTAGACGCTATTGCTGCAAGTCAGGACCCAAAAGTTTTTAGACAACTTCTAATTGATTACGGAAAAATTGAGGTAGTCTAACTTGAAGGGGGGCGATATCTCTAACGGGATTCCCTTGAGAGTAGTGGTAACTTTAGATTGCATTATTGATCGAAAACCCACTTTCAAACGGGTCCTAGGTGTCCCTGTAGTAGGGGAAGAAGTTTCTTACAATAGACAGGCGCTGTCTTTATTCTGGCGCTTTGCTGACAAATATGGTTATTCCATGGAGCTTGTAGGCTTTGACATGTCTACCAAAGAAATGCAGCAAGTCCAGGAAGATTTAGACAATTTGGGTACTAACCCTTTTAACTATTATCTTAGATATAACGTAGTAGCCGATCTTGTGGCTGAGCTGCCTTACCGCCCTGAACTTGTCGGAGTTGTGGATATACCATCTCGTGCTCTACGATATGGCAGCAAGTTTATAAACCTGGAGGGGAAGATCTAATGGCAGCTGATAATGAACTTCGTCTTCTGTCTAGAGCAATTAGAACACGGGATATATCTCCACTTCTTGAGGCTGGTGTAAAAGGTGACTGGTTCTTTGTAGAAGACAATAGATCAGTATGGAATTTCGTAGTAAATCATTGGACTAAATATCAAGAGGTTCCAACAGCTGTAACTGTAAAAGATAACTTTCCTACATACAATTTACTTGCTGTAGATGATTCACTAGATTACTTATTAGATCAGTTAATTGAATATCGTAAACGTCAAAAAGCTATTGATGTAGTACAGGCTGCAGCAGAAGCAATTCAAAGCGGAGATCATGATGCAGCTATCGCTGCTATGAGTGTTGGCGTTGCCAAGATTGCAGACGAAGGTATAAAAGACTCTGGTGATATCGATCTTACAGACAATGCATCACAGCGCTTTGATGAGTATCTGTCTATCAAAACTAGACCAAACGGTTTGCTTGGTATGGCTACTGGATTCCCTACAATCGACAAGGCTACTGCCGGATTACAGCCAGGTCAGTTAGTAACAATTATTGCTCCACCAAAAACAGGTAAGTCTGTTCTTGCAATGCAGATTGCAGTTAACGTTCACGAAGATGGTTTTGTGCCTATGTTCCAATCTTTTGAGATGACCAACATTGAGCAGCAACATCGTCACGATGCGATGCGAGCAAAGATTGCACACTCTCGTTTGATTCGTGGATCTTTAAATTCGCAAGAGGAAGCACGGTATAGAGCAGCACTTGCAAAGATGGAAAGCATGCATAAGTTTTATTTAACAGATGCCGTGCCTTCAATGACAGTTACTGGCCTTGCCGCCAAGATTGACAAACTTCGTCCTAACATCGTATTTGTAGATGGTGTCTATCTTATGTTGGATGAGATTACGGGAGAGATCAACACCCCCCAGTCAATTACAAATGTCACCCGAAACCTAAAGAAATTAGCTATGTCTAAAGAACTTCCAATGGTTATCTCTACCCAGGTATTACTGTGGAAGATGAAGAAACGCCAAGTTTCGGCGGACGCCATTGGTTATTCATCTTCGTTCTACCAGGACTCAGATGTAATCCTTGGTCTACAAAAGCAAGATGAGAATGACGATACGTCTAGAGAGTTAAAAATTGTTGCAAGTCGCAACTGCGGGCCAGCATCCACTGACCTGTTATGGGATTGGGAAGAAGGGAAGTTTGAAGAGTATGGATCTCTATTTGGAAACACATCCATTTAACGGCAAGCAGAACTGCAAGGATGCAGATCCAGAGTTATTCTTTCCGGATGATGAGGGAGTATATGCAGATTTAGCTAAAGCTAAAAGTATTTGCAAAGACTGTCCGCTTACCCTTGATTGCCTTGCGTATGCAGTACGCCACCCAGAGTTAGAAGGTGTGTGGGGTGGCACAACATCTAAGGATCGCAAATCCCTACGTCGAAGGAGGGTACGTGTCACCACTTGATTTAAGAGATAAAGACAACCCTATACACGTATGTATTTGCGGATCAATGTTATGGAACCTAAAGGTCATGTTTGATGACTATGAGATATCGTTCTACTTTTTAGAAATGGAGTGTGCGGAGTGCGGAGCATTAGCTACAGCGCCTACGCCAATTGATCGTGTGGAGATTTAAATATCTGTTTAAGCGAGCAATAAGCTTTGTAGAGTTCAACACAGGTCTGTGGAGAATTAGAAACTATATCTACACAGTTAAGTGTAGGCGTGGTAATCACGGGTTAGTAGCAGGAGTTCTACTTACAGACGATTACTTGTCTCCAGTAGATCATTATTACTGCATGCATTGCCATAAAGAGTGGAGCGTTGAAGAGTGGGAAGGCCGTAATGTATAGAGAAGGGGATGTAGAACAAGCCCTACTTCGTTTAGGGTTAGACCACAAAGCTCAGCATCGTGATGAACTTACTGGCTGGTGCCCTATGCACTTGGAACGTACCGGCAGAGAAGACTTCAATCCATCCTGGTCTATTAATGTTGAGACCGGTGTCCACCACTGCTTTTCCTGTGGGTACAAAGGAACATTACTAACTTTGGTGGCGGAAATACTTGATCTTAAAACTGAGTGGGGACGCTTAGATTTTGATGCTGCTAAAGACTGGCTAAGAGCATCTATCCAAGTAGATCTAGATTTACTTATTAAGCATGTAGAGCAGATGCGTGAGTCATACGTATCTCTTCCTAGACCTGTAGAGATGAGCGAAGCTCGTTTAGCGGTATTTAATAGCGCTCCTGAATGGGCTTTGGCTGCCCGCAAACTAACAGCCACTGCCTGCTATAACTTTGGTGTTTTGTGGAATGATAAACAGGAGTCCTGGATTACCCCCATACGTGACCCTAAAACTAACAAGCTTATGGGTTGGCAAGAAAAGGGTCAGAACTCCAGGCTATTTAGAAACCGTCCTGCCGGCGTACAAAAATCAAAGACTTTATTTGGTCTTGACGTTTGGCTGGGCGGAACTATGATTGTAGTTGAGTCTCCTTTAGACGCCGTATATCTCTCTTCATTGAGAATTGGATCTGGTGTTTCAACTTTTGGAGCTTCTGTAAGCTCAGAACAGATCGATCTTATGCGACAGGCGGACAAGTTAATCCTTGCATTTGATAATCCCAAAGTAGATCCGGCTGGTGAGAAAGCATCCCTCGATATGTTTACTAGAATACGGTCATTAGGAATGGAGTGTTCCTTTTTTGCTTACGGTGATAGCGGCAAGAAAGATATAGGGGATATGACTTTAGAAGAAGTTCAGAGTGGCATTAATAATGCCAAACATTTCGTATTCGGGGTAGAGGCCATATACGCATGACATTTACAGGCACGTTACTCCCGTTTCAACCAGAAGCCGTTGAAGCTATGACTCAGCGGGGCAAGATGCTGGTTGCTTATGACTTAGGGCTGGGGAAAACAGTATTAACAATCGCTGCGCTAGAACAGCTGATGGACAGCGGTTCCGTACGTGAGCCGGGGATTATAATTTGTCTCTCCAGCCTTAAATATCAGTGGGCAGAACAGATAAGGAAGTTTACCGATGGATCTTCAAACCCTTTGGTCATTGATGGAACGCCAAAGCAAAGAGCAGAGCAGTATGCGGAAGCCATCGACTGGGGCCATTCGTTGGTGGATTACGTCATTCTTAACTACGAGCAAGTTGTTAACGACTGGGAGTATGTACGACAACTCCCTACAGGATTCATTGTCTGTGACGAAGCAACCGCAATTAAAAGCTTTAGATCAAAACGATCTAAATACATAAAGAAATTAAGTAGCGACTATAAGTTTGCCCTTACAGGTACCCCAGTAGAAAATGGAAAGCCTGAAGAGCTGTATAGCATAATGCAGTTTGTAGACAAAAGTGTTCTAGGTCGTTTTGATTTATTTGACCAAACATTTATTGTTAGAAATAGGTTTGGTGGCGTAGAGAGATACAGAAATCTTCCCGTACTTAACAAAACTCTTATGGAAGCTTGCGTACGTAAACGTCAAAGCGATCCTGATGTAGCCCCCTTCTTGCCAGAAACTATTAATGCCGAACCTATCCTTGTAGCTTTTGATTCAGCCGGTAAGAAGCTATATCAGTCTATAGTTTATGAACTATTAAATGATTTAGAAGAGGCTTTAGACTCCTACGGTGCATCATTTGATATTTTTGCACACTATGGTCAGGGAGAAAACTTTGATGGTGCCGACGCTATGCGTGGTAAAATTATGTCTAAACTTACTGCACTTAGAATGCTTTGCGACCACCCAGATCTACTTAGAAAGTCTGCCAAATCCTCTGCGTATGCTGAAGAGCTAAAGAACAGCGGTCGTCTAGATTCAGTGACTAAGTCGCCAAAATTATCTGCTTTAAAAGAATACGTTAATAACTTTTTATCAGAGTACGAAGGCAACAAAGTTGTTATTTTTACCAGCTATGTGCACATGGTAAATTTAATACGCGATGAGTTTATAATGGATTGGGCTAGTGCACCGTATACAGGAGAAATGAATGCTAAACAAAAAGAAGAAGCAAAAGTTAAGTTTCAAACAGATCCTGAAGTTAGGATCCTTGTCAGCTCTGATGCTGGGGGTTATGGTGTGGATCTACCTCAAGCTAATCTTCTTATTAACTACGATCTTCCGTGGAATGCCGGACTCGCACTTCAACGTAATGGACGAATCCGAAGAGCATCCAGCGAATGGGGATCTATAGTCATACAGGATTTACTAATGGAGGGGTCGGTAGAAGAACGACAGCATGCAATGCTAGATCAAAAATTAGCAGTAGCTGGCGCTGTTGTAGATGGAGAGGGTATAGATTCACAGGGCGGAATTAAGTTGACTGTGGGTTCACTTAGGGGGTTCTTACAAAATGTTTCCCTGTAACATATTACTATGCCTAATTCGCCTAAGACTCCGACGCGTACTATACGTGTCTCTAATGAGCTTTGGGCTGCTGTAAAAGAAAAAGCAGCTATTGAGGGAACGACCGTAACTCAGGTTATTATCGAAGCCCTCAAAAAATACATAGCGGAATAATCTTTACGCTATAATTGTTACACACCTAGACCCGCCGAACGGGGGTCTTTAACTAGTCTCGTCTAAGGAGAGAACTATGTACCCAACCCCAAATGGAAAAGACTGGCGCCCAAAAGATTGGGAAACGCCAAGACCAAAACTACCGGCATCTATGCCACCAACCCTCTCAACCCTTTTCCCCAACATTAATCGTTGGGCAATTGGCTTTGATCCCCTGTTTGAAACTTTAAAGGAGATCAGTAAAGAGGTAAAAACCACTACCTATCCTCCCTATAACCTTTATAAACAGGGGGAAACCTACACTCTAGAGTTAGCTGTGGCAGGCTTCACAAAAGAAGATTTGCAACTTACCGTAAAAGAGAATATTCTTACGGTGTCTGGAGAAAAAACCTCTGAGCCAGAAGCTGCGGTTTACCGCGGAATCGCAGCCAGAGATTTTGAACAGGACTTTGTATTACAAGAGTATGTCAAAATTAAAAGCGCTGAGCTTAAAGATGGTATGCTTCGTATTACATTGGAACAGGAATTGCCAGAGGATAAGAAAGCAAAATCTATCCAAATTAAATAGCCAAACAAGGAGGGCACATGGCAACAGTAGAAAAACCATCACGTGACGTATCCCCCAAAGGTTTACTAGGAACGGTAAAACAATACGTAAATCTAAAGCGTCGGATTGATGATCTGACTAAAGAGCAGAGCGTACTTAAAACGGAGCTTTCAGATCTTGTAGACAAACAAGGTGAGACAGACGATAAGGGACACGTTTGGCTTCCTCTTCCAGAAGAAGTAGATGGCGTTGTATCTCTTAAGCGGGAACGCAGAGTTTCACAAAGTCTTGATATGGATGCAGCAATTCTAATTCTTACTCAAAAAGGATTAGCAGATCGCTGTATCAAGCCTATCCCAACAGTTGCTGAGGATGAGGTTATGGCTGCACTCTATGAGGGAAAACTCACAGAGGAAGATGTGGACGCTATGTTTCCAAAGAAAATTACGTGGGCGTTTATTACAAGTAAATCATGAGCGACGAAGTAGACAAACTGTTTAGTGACCTGGACGATTACTATCCGGGATCAAAACGTAAGCGTCGGGAACCAAACCCTAACGCTAAACCTGTAAAACAGCTGTCTACTGCCTGGGATTCAGAGCCCCAACTGAAGACTCTTCCTAACGGAAAGAGTATAGAATTGTTCAGTGCCGGGGCTCTGTCCCTGGCGCTAAACAGACCGCTGGTTACGCTTAGGTTGTGGGAACGTAAGGGGTACATACCTCGTGCACCCTATAGACTTAAGTCAGTGATTGTAGATGGTGTAAAGAAGCCAGGATGGCGGATGTACAGCAGAGCAATTATTGAAACCACCATTGAAAGCTTTCAATCTAGAGAGCTCTTAGGAGCCCCTCGGGTTGATTGGAATCGATATCCAGATCTATCAATTGAGTTGATGGAAAAATGGAGTAAGATTCACTCTCAAGAAACAGCCGTTTCTTGAATTTGACCTATGACCAATGATCCTATGATCCTATGAAAGGAGTACCCCAGAATGGGTATTCGAATTGAAAAGACAGAAACACCTAACTTAGACAGTTATGTTGACGCACAACCTCACACACCTTCAGCATCTGAGCTGGAGGAAATTTTTACCCAAGAAGATGAAAACGATACAACTAATCGCTCTTCTTCAATCCAAAGTGGTTGGGCTGCTGCAAAGAAAGCAGTAGCTAAATCTAATCAGAAGTACGCTACTGATTTTAGATTTGAAGAAGACGTTAAGCTAATCAAATTTATTTCTGGAGAGCCAATGACTTTTATGCAGCATTGGGTAAATCGTCAAGGAAAAAAATCATTCATTAGTATTGGAGAAGGAGATCCATTAATCGCAGTAGGAAGCGTACCTTCACAGAAGTTTGCTTTTACTGTTCTAAATCTATCTGAAGAAGAACCACAACTTCAGTTGATGATTGTTGGCGTTCGTCTATGTGGACAACTTGAGAAGTTGCACATGGATAAAAAGACTGGACCACTTGACCGCTCAGATCTTTACTGGGCAGTGAGCAAGTCTGGTACTGGAACCAAGACCGCGTACTCTATTACTCCTGTTAAAGAGCGCGATCTTGCTGATGACTGGGACATCGACCCTGTCGCAGCTGCAGAGCTAATTAAACCCCTCAAGCCACTTGGCCCGGATGCCCTCTACATCCCGAGTAAGTCCGAGTTGGAAGAGGTAGCTCGAGAACTAGCTGGACAGGCATAACCAATCATCGTTGTTAGGAGCCGGGTTTTGTTTAACCTCCTTTCTCTTCCCCGGCTCCTAACACTTAAACAGGAGACCCATGAATATTATTACGACCACTAAACAGTTACAAGAATTAGTTTCAGCCTATGAACAAGTAGATGCTTTTGCATTTGACGTCGAAAGCATGGGCGATCACAGAGGGGATCCACGACAAAACGTTGTTGTATGGATATCTTTAGCAACACATGACAGAGTAGATGTCATACCTATGGGACATCCCAACGGAGATTTTTTGCGTGTTGAATATCCACTACTGCCTTCCGCACACGCACGAGTGCTTAAAGGACTAGAGCTTCGTCCCATCGATTACAGTAAAGATGAACGTAAGGCTAAGCGCATCTTTAGTGAACCACCCAAGCAATTAACTCCAGCTGAAGTCTTTTCAGCATTGAAACCATTATTTTTAAGTGACAAGATTAAAGTCGGTCATAACTTAAAGTTTGATCTACAAAGCATTACAAAGTATTTGGGGCAGTTACCTGCACAGCCTTACGCCTGTACCCTTAATGCAGCGTTTATACTAGATAACCAAGTTCGCAACAGTTTAGGTCTTGACGATTGTCTTGAGCGTGAGTTTAAATACAATATGGTTAAGGGAGTCGGAGCTCACGTAGAGTCTCACAGCTTTGATGAGGTTGCTAAATACTCAGCCTTGGATGCCGAGTGGACCTGGAAGCTTTACTTAAACTACTCAGATCGTTTAAAAATTGATGGATTACAAGGT